TTCAATCCGTCAATTTCCCGGATATGTCCCTTGGAAGCAATACACCGATATTCGTCGCCCAAATAACCTTCAATCTTGGAACATTTGGACGGGGATTCGACGATTACCAGATATTTAGCTCCGATAAATTGTTGAATGGCGACCGCGGTTGCGAGTTTCTTTGCATAATATTTTTTTGGGGGCATCTCTTGCATATCACCGTAAGATACGTTTATCTTATTTTTTCAGATAAACTTTCTCTTGATAATACAGATGAAAACCATATTCGTAAGTATCGCTAGTTATAGAGATACTTATTGTTCCCGGACTTTAGAATCATTATACGAAAACGCCAAAAATCCCGACCGAGTTTACGTCGGAATTTGCGTCCAAAATAAAGAAGCAAATGAAGAATGCGCCTTGGAAAAACCCGAGCTGACGAAGTATAATAAAAACATTCAAACTATACGACTCAAGCATTTCGAAGCCAAAGGTCCGACTCATGCGCGCTACTTATGCGCGACACTTTTCGCCGACCAAGATTATTTCTTACAGATTGACTCACATACGCTATTTGAAAAGGACTGGGACCAAACCGCCATAAATATGTTCGACGAAATCAAAAAAAATACCGATTCGAAAGACGTCGTTATTTCACATTACCCTCCAAATTATGACGATATCAAAAACGATTCTCGCAACGTAAATAACGTAACCGTGAATTGCGAATCTTTTTTCAACGACGAGGGAATTATATCTTTCAAAGGGGCGGAATTTGTTGATATATCAAAACGCGACGGTTACATAGACGCTCCACATATAGCCGGAGGAATGTTTTTCTGCGAGGGTAAATGTGTGCGCGACGTACCATTTGACCCGAATCTTCCCAATTTGTTTGTCGGGGAAGAAATCCTTCATTCTGCCCGCGTTTGGACCGCGGGTTATGATATCTATGCACCCACCAAGAATTTCTTGTATCATTTGTATACTCGCGAAGATCAACCCAAGGTGTGGACAGACGTTAAGACATTCGATAGCTCGGATGCAAAAAACAAGGTCCGTTCCATAATGGGATTCCAAGGCGGAGCCGAATTCCCGAGACATTTGAATGACAATATTGATAAATATGGACTTGGCAAAGACCGCACGCTTGATCAATTTTTCAAGCACGCCGGAATCGACGTTTCCAACAAAACGGTGAATAAAAACTTTTGTTCTATTCCAAAAAAAGACGGGTTTTCCGTTATTGGCAAGAAATCTTGGAATTGGGATCTCGTTGCCATGGTTTTCATCATTATCGCGGGATTCTTCTTGTGTATTTTCCGAAAAGAGTTCCGCCGATTATGGAAACTGCGACCCAAATGGTTAAACTAGTTCAAAACGGTAGGTTGTTCGATTTTAATTCTTGGCGTTTTCAAGAATTAAACTAAAAATTGTCCCTTCCAAAAAGCTAACAGAATTTTATAAATATTTTTCTAGAGAAAAGGGAGGGGTCGCAATTCGAGAAGCGCGGCTTCTCTTAGAACCGTAGGTTCCCCTGCTAAATTAAACTGATAGATCATCATCTATTTCAATAGCTTCGGACAAGATATATTTTCGCGATCAATGTGCAACCGTTCTTCAAGAGTCTTCATAATAGCCGATTGATTCGATTCGGCTCCGCCGTTGGTTTCGATCATCATTTTTAGACCCTCTTCGTATTCCAAAGTTCCCGATTTTCTATAGTTCGGATTCGAGCTCATGATTTCAACTGCGGTCTTAATACACTCGTGTTCGACTTTATTACACAGCTGTTTTATGTGTTTTTGATCCTGTTCTTTTACCCAGCCGTCGTTTTCTTTTACGTAAGTAGTGTGTCTTTTCAGATCCGTACAATGAAGTGGACGTTCGGTCAAATCAAGTGGTTCCAAGGCGTCCATAATGATCTTGGAAACGCCCTGTCGATTTCCGTGTTTTGTCATATACATGACGTTTTCTATACTCGCATTTATCGATTTAATGAAATCGCTAATTGTCACCGCTTCCTTGCAATATTCGTTCAAAAAAACGTTGAAATTAATATTATTATTTGTCGTATTATTGGTGTTATTTGTTGTATTATTGTTCGTGGTGTTGTTATTGTTATTATTAACAACGCCGCCCTTTTTAGAACATAGTTCTTTCAATAATTCAATAATCGCATCATTGGATATGGAAAACGGCAGAATATCGGAAATAGTCTGAGATCCACCGTTTTTAATCAAATTATCTTCGGAACAACTCTTCTTGTGTCTCCATAATGACGTTCTGTTTCCGAATGTTAAACCACAGCACTCGTAACTACATGCGGGGTTTTTCGGCGTTACAAGTGTTACACTTCGATGTTTTGCAGTGAGTAAATGTCGAGAATAATCTTTTTTGTTATTGGTTTGCATCTCACATTTTTCGCATATGTATTTTGGGGTTTTTTGGGGTAATTCCTGTTTCATATATTGTAACACAGAAAAACCCCTAAACGTCCGGGCGCGGGGTCTCGAAAAAAAATATGCTAAGGGGTTTTTGAAAATAAAAATGTCGATATGACCAACTGGCTCCAACAGCTTTTTTTCGTTTTTCTGAAATAAAATACCCCCTAACTTTTTTTTCGGACAGGAATTTTCTTGTCCAAAGTTGTAAAGTAGGGTCTATTTTCCGTAAAAATCGCTTTTTCTAAGGCGATTTTAGATATTTTTTGCTCAACACTAAACAATATAAATAAGTTACTATTGTTCCTAGAAATGCGATTTTAAACGTAAGAACATATTTTTGTAAATAAGTGTTGAAAAACCGAGGCGCGTAGAACTTTCTTGCAACTAACAAATAAATAAAGTAACATGCGATGAATGGCAAATATACATAAAATGGTGCGAAATTATTACGATTGCTTACTGTATAAAGCGAAGCAATGGCGAAAATCATACTGATATTGAAAATGATTATCGTTAGTTCTTTTCCGAAAATTTCTTCTGAATCCGCAAACCTATTTGAATCTTCACCCATCTGATAACTTGGATTTACCATTGTTTTGTGAAAATACGTAATAAGACATTCATCTTTATACATTAACCAAGATATCGCCAACAATAATATATATCCGATGTAACAAAAATCGCATCCCAGTTTTTTTGGAATGATAAATGCGTAAATCGATATAAAGATCGTCCATGCTGTATGTATCACTCCTATCATTACCATATCGTTGTATAATATTCCTCGAAACAATATAAACCTTTGATGACGTATTAAAGTGTATACACCAACTAAACATGTCGCCGGTCCGGATCATGATCGCCGACCGGCAATATTCGAGTTGGACATTTCATGACGTGGATACGACACATGAGGTGAATTTGGAGAATCAGCCAAAATTTCAAGCCGCGGACCAACGACTATTTTCCAAGGACGTTATCGAAATATCTGGGGATGGATTAAGAGCAACCGTCGTTAATTCTCAGGTTCGATCTCCGCAATCTATTTACGCGGGTGTATTGCAACTTGATTCCAATAAAACTTACGGGAGAACGGTAAATAAAAAACGGCTACTATATAAATGCGTTCCCGACGATATACATTTACCGGCTTTTTTGATTCCGTATGATGTAAAAATGGGGTTTGAAAAGAAGCAAAAAAACAAATACGTGGTATTTCGATATGATCAATGGACCGGAAAACATCCTCAGGGACTACTAGTGGAAACTCTCGGAGACGTCGATTCACTGGAAGCATTTTATGAATACCAACTTTATTGTAAAAGTTTGAATGCATCTATTGCGGAAATCACCGCTGAAGCGCGCTCTAACCTAAATAAGAAAACACACCAAGAGTATATTTCGCAAATATGCCAGGATCCTCGATTCGCCGTCCAAGACAGAAAAAAAGATTATATTTTTACGATCGATCCACCCGGATCTATGGATTTTGATGATGGGTTTGCGTTTTGTGAATTGCCTGACGGAAGACGGAAAGTTAGCATACACATCGCGAATGTTTCTCTATGGTTAGATGCAATGAATCTATGGAAATCGTTTTCAAAGAGAGTGTCTACTATTTATTTACCAGACCGACGGCGACCCATGTTACCGAGTGTTTTATCTGACGCGCTATGTAGTTTGCAGGAAGGTCAACCTAGATTCGCGTTTACGATGGATATGATATTCGAAAAAGATTTATCGACGGAGCCCGATATATCATTTTCCAATACTATTATTCAGGTCGCCAAAAATTATAGATATGAAGAATGCGCGATGTATGACGATGATGTATATCAAAAATTATTCGATTTGACCAAGATTTTGGATAAGACATCGGGAAATAGTCATGATGTTGTTGGATTCTGGATGGTTTATATGAATAAAATATGCGCGAAAAGGATGGTGGACTTGAAAATGGGAATATTTCGCTCTGTTATTATTAAATCGCAGGATGTATTTGATAAGAATCTGTCAGAGACTTTGACTCCGGATTGCAGGCGGGTTATTCAATCGTGGCATAACACGATAGGGCAATATGTTGCTTTTTCAGACACCGCCGTCCTGGATCACCAAATCATGAACCAGGCGTCTTATATTCACATCACGAGTCCTATCCGAAGATTAGTGGATCTGTTGAACCAAATGATATTTTTGTCTTATGAAAATCCCAGTTTTTTATCCAAGGATGCGGCGGAATTCTTAGACAAATGGCTGTCGAATTTGGAATATATTAATACGTCAATGCGTTCGATTAGGAAGGTCCAAACCGATTGTGATTTATTGTACAAGTGTAGCACACAACCTGATATCATGAAAACAGTTCACGAAGGGGTGATATTTGACGCGATCTCAAAAAACGACAAATCGATAACATTTATGGTTTATTTAGAGAATCTGAAGATGCTGTCAAGGGTGGTTTTGCTTCCCGGGGCGGAAATCGAGAATTATTCCAAGGCAAAGTTCCGGTTGTATTTGTTTGAAGACGAGGATAAAACGAAGCGAAAGATCCGATTACAGATGGTTTGAATAATTGCTATTTCAAATCAACTTAAAGAAAAAATATACGATTACATAGAATGAAATTTCCAATCGCCAGTGCTATGTTAATAAATTCGGTTTTGTCCATACGTCCAAGATTATATAACGCAAAACGACTTTGTAAAGATTGCAAGTTTTACATTGCGAATAATAGAGAATGCGGTAAATTTGGAGACGTTAATTTAGTGTCGGGAAAAGAAAGTTTCGAAAGTGCTCGGGAAGCAAGGAGTGATGTTAAAAAGTGCGGAGAAGATGCGAAACTTTTTGAGACGAATCATTACAAAATAATAACAGTTCCGTATTATTTTTTCTTAGATTACTGGATCTTAACGCCTGTGTTTGGATTGTTGGGATTTTATTTTTATCAAGTAATCCATCTTTTCAAGTATTAAATAGTGGTTTTCGCAAAACTACTATTTAGAAATAATACAAATAAAAATAAAATGTCGCTTTATTATATAATAAAGAAATGGCTTCGACTCGATATCCTATGACTCAGCATGTTACGGGAGTTCAACACGATGAAAAAAAAATTTATTCATCGGGTAAACTTTTGGTCCAATTTATGGGTGATGATTCGAATCTTAAAAGTGATGGCGACAAATACATTTACTTTGAAGTTGCAAGAAAAAATCAAGAAGCAGCATGGAAATACGCGCAAGAAAATAACTTGCCATGGCCGCCGCCGCCTCCGAAAACAGTTGGTGAAAAAGTAGCCGACATAGGAAAGGTTCTTTATGCAATGGCATTTGGAATTCCTGCCATGGTTGCCTCACCAAGTCAGGAAAAGGATTCTTCGGGCGCTTCTTCTTCTGGCGAATCTAGAGGTAAATCTAGAGGTAAATCTAGAGGTAAATCTAGAGGTAGACGCGGCGGACGTAAAACGGTTCGAGGTGGAATGCGCGGATGAGGTCGAAAATTTTAATTCGTCGAAACAAATTCTGATATCATGGGAAATATCGTGGCAATGACCGTAGCACAAGCCAACGCGATATCTCGATGTTCTTTCTGCGTTCCATTTCCAGATCGTAGCTTTATATAATGCACCCAAGATCTCAATGTCCCGTTCATATACATTCTTGAACGAGTCATTCCCTCTGGTAAAACGGCACGCGCTTGTTCTTTCGCAATTCCGTTATCCAGAGCCCATTTGTATGCTGATTCCGCATGTTCTCCTAATAAACCTTGAACTGTTTCCCATTTCTCTTGTAGCGTGGCGTCCGATGTTTCTATGCTATTTTGTCGATTCTTCGTGTCCTGTAACCGCGCTTCTCTAAAGTCGAATCCAAGATCGGCGACGGCATAGCGCTGTGAAAACTCTTGAAACGAAAAGGACCGATGACGCAAAATCTGTCGGGCAATGTCTCGCGTGGTTTCTATTTCCAGACAAATCGATACCATCTCCAAGGGAGACCAATGTTCGTTTTTAATCAAATACCGAATTAAGCGTTCGTTTGTTTCGGTATTCGCTTGGTTCGCTGGATTCGAAACTCTGGCGCAGAAAGCCACAATTTCTTGTAACCCCCCGGAAATTCCGGAATCAGATACGGGCGTAGAATAACTTATCAAACGGACGCTCATATATTTCATGACACGAAGACATATTTAGGTCTGTTTGCGTATAAGTAATAAAATTGATCTGCATTATACATATATTAGGATAAATAACTCTATTAACATGCAAATTACAGTAGTTTTGTCTTGGTTAGCGATTGCGATGTCTTATTTAAGACCCAAAGCTTACGTGAAGCGATACAATTCGAACCGTGATCAAGCGTTTTCTAAGAGTTTGTCAGAAACACCGCCGGATAATGGTGCTAAGACAACGAGGCGTTTGATAATATTCGATATTCCAAATATCAAAAACATGCAGTGGGACGATGGTGAGGTAGTTTGGGAATTTAGGGATCAAGATGATAGTAATGATAATACAACTTCTGTTAGAGTCGTGATTCCTCCACTTGATCCTATTGATACATCGACATGTCTTTTGTGTATATAATTATGACATTAACCGCGATTGTGTTATTCAGCTGTGCATTTTAGTTTAGCAATTAAACATCCAATGGTGAAGTAGGACAATATCATATAAACGTTGATAGATTTTTTTCAATAACATTATTGTTAGAACGAATAAATAAATTTATATATGGTAGTATTACATAAATGAAAAAAAAACACACCATATATTTTTTTTTAATTGCAATAGCAATTGTAATAATTGTTTCAGTAGTAGTATTTAATTTCTATTTAGCAAAAACAGAAAACTTCACTGCTGTAAAAAGTGAAGGAAATCCTAGAAATTATCAGTTAAGAAAACAATGGGACGAAAACAATGGTTATTGCGGAGAAACATGTTTAATTACTGCGTGTTTAAGACATGGTCAATATTTTTCGCAATATGATGTGAGAGGATTTTCGTATGAAAGCACAAACGAAAAGAATTCTCCGCAAAAACCTGAAGGACAAGGTGAACATGCAACATTGCAAATTTATAAACCGTGCGGAAAAGAAACTACGTATAAATGTCAAAATAATACTGGTGGTGCGTGCGATTATATGCACGTTAAATGCCCTGTTCAAGGGCAATGGGATAATCAAGCTTTAATTGAAACAAATTACGCCGATCTTTCAAAACGATTGCATTTCAAAACAGAATCGTGGTCTTCATCTCAAAATGGAAAAAAAAATAGGGGGAAAAAAACAAAAGAGTTTTATCAATGGTTATTAAATAAATGGAATGGTAAATCTGACATTATAATAGGCGTATATGAAACGGTGGATTGTTTCGCAGGTTTTGGTTTTGGACTGGATCCCTCTGATCCGAATTATTACGAAGGACAACCGGATTATGATCACATAGTATTGGTATCAAATATAGTTAAGAAGGACGATAAAAAATACGATTTATATATCAATGACGTAGGCAATAGAGATACAGCATTTTTGCCTTATTTTGATGATGATACCGGAAGTAAAAATAAGAGTAAGTATTATAAGCCTGATTGGTGGAAGAACTTAACATTTGAAGAAACTAATTACATATTTAAGATACCATATCCACAAGGGGTTAAGACTAGAAAAGAATCTAACAATAAAAATACCTCTGGTGGAGGATGCTATACCATTCCTAACAATGACGAGGTTGATAATAAAAAATTAATGACATATGGAAACGTTGGAATTGCATTGGACGGCATTTTAGATATTCCCCCCAAAGAGGCAAAGAGTAAAAAATTATTGGATATAAACATTGTTCCAGAAAAACCATATGAATTTCCAACTCCGACTGATATATACGATGACATTGACGATAAAGTAAAATTGACAGAGGATAAAAAATTCACATCCAATGCTAGACCTGCGTCTTTCGAGATGAACTTAACTGTTAATATATTAAATTTGACCAAGGATAAAAAATATAAAATATTAAAGTTCGACAATATAGATAATGTAACCGGAACGGATTATACAATTATTGCAAAGAACGCTTCCAACAATTTTAATAGTCTCAAAATTAAAAAAAATAGTCCGTTTATATTTAAGGCTACTGGAAATACGCTAACTTTTGTTGACATTATAAAATCGTCGGATCAAGCCATATATAGAGGATATGAAATAATATAATTTTATCTTTGTATTTTAGACAAATATGAAAATGACTAATCGCCCAATCTTTTTTCTGGTATTGACGGTTGCTGTTTTGTTAGCATATCTTTATTTTACTTATTCCAATAGAGAGCCGTTCGAAACGAATTCCAAGATTCCGAATCAGATATGGACGTATTGGGACGGCGAAATTCCTCCATTTGTGCAAAAGTGCATAGAGTCTTGGCATACATATAATCCCGAATATAACATTATCGTTTTGAATAAACGAAATCTTAGCCTTTATCTGCCAGATGGTGTTACTATCGATTCATTGAAACATGCAAATGAATCGCCCGCTAGATATTCTGACTTTGTGAGATTGATGATTTTGCCATTATATGGAGGGTTTTGGATGGACGCCTCGATAATATGCCAGAAACCTTTAGCCTGGGTTCATCGCATGTGCGCAGAAACTGATTGTGAATTCGTAGGATATTATCGAGATGATTTTACTACGGTTCCGGAATACAAATACGTGGAGAGTTGGTTTTTTGCATGTGTCCCTGGTTCCAATTTTGTCCAAGATTGGCGGGATGAATTCTTGCGAATAAACGATTATTCAAACGTGGATGATTATGTTACCGACCTCAAAAATAAGGGGATCGATTTCCAAAATATACCTCCTGAGCGATTGAACTATTTGGCGATTTATTTATCGGCACAGGTGACGATTCAACGACCAAAGAGTATGTATAACTTGAGACTTGTAAAATCCGACGACACAGCATTGAAGCATTGGATCGACCGCGGGTTTCATTCCGATTTAGCGGCGAGAGACTTGGTCGAAAAAAACGATGAACATAGAGATCAGCCTTTGATTAAGATCGTAGGCGTTGTTCGCGAGGAACTCTTGAAATTGGGCGAAAGTTGGAATATATTGTTTTAACTATATTAGATTAAATATCATCGAACGATATTACCTCTTCCCCGATCCGGTAGAGTTCATTTGAAGAATGATCAATGGCATCCGAATATTCTATTTCGGAATCATTGCTAAAGACTAGTTCATCCGTGGTTTGTGTTTGTTTAATTTGCAATGACGCCACACTAGAAGTTAAATGTCGGTCGAGTTTGGACAAATCAACCGCTGGATTTATCCGCATTTGACGAACGTCTTCCTGATCGTATAGTTCCAGCATGTCACAGTTTTTTTGCTCAGACTCCCAATCGCGAATGCCTACCAGTAAAATCGACATGGGAGTCACCATATTGTTCTTTTTATTTCTGCTACGGAATTTTCCGCGAATATGACACGTAAGCGTCGCACCTGCATCTGTTATTACGTAACACATGCCGTTTCCAAGCATCTTTGTGACATACGCATATCGCTCAAATTCGTTTTCAGACAATCGAATTCGGTTTGATTTCCCCGAAGAAACAAGCTTCCTAGCCTGGCTTTTATGCCCGCTTCCTCCGGTTGTATTCTTTACCATTTTGGCGGTGGATTTAGTTTGTACATTTAGCATTATTTAATCAAATGTAATCAATTTTATTTCGGGAGTGATAATATATGAAAATTTTAATTGTTATACTCATTTTATTTTTTATTGTCGTTATAACTTGGAATTTATTTGGAACAAAAGAAGGGTTTTGGAGTATTAATTTAAATACTGGAAAACAAATTTCGTCGGATTTGACAAATTATAAAAAAATAACAGTATCTCCAAACGCAATGGGAAGTTACCCAGGTGGAGTTTCTTCTTTCGCAGAAGCTTGCGCTAATAAACTCGGATCGACCGACAATTACGACACCATGATAATAACAAAAGATGACAGATCAGAAACTTATTCATGCTACGTGGGAAATGTAACGACTAATGGAGAAGCAGTTCTTGGAGGAGAAATTGTATCTGGAACCGGCTCTGTAGATCCACCTGTAACCACCACTGTAGATCCACCTGTAACCACCACTGTAGATCCACCTGTAACCACCACTGTAGATCCACCTGTAACCACCACTGTAGATCCACCTGTAACCACCACTGTAGATCCACCTGTAACCGTAGCGAGTGTCGTGGACGTTACACTTTTCAAAGATACAACTAAAGAGGATTCTATTGCAGTAAAAAAAAATCTCACCGATTTGACAACAGACGATTTGTATTATTTATCCGAAGATTCTAAATTATTGTATGTAAGATCAAATTGCTGCATAAAGTTGAATAATTGCAAAAATGTAAGCTATTTTGTAATAGCCGAAGGAGGGGACGGTGGAGATGGAAATGAAATGGGAGGCGGCGGCGGAGGCGGAGGAGGAGAATTTGAAAAAAAAGATATTAGCATAAACCCGGAAGATTTGATAAGTGTTATATTTAATTCAAGCGATGGGAGTGTGACATTAACGTTACCTGGTTTCGAGAGTAAAACATTTAAAAAGGGATCAAACGGCGGAAATGGCGGATCGGATGGTAATGGAAGTGTAAGTGGTTGCGGCGGCGGGGGTGGTGGCGGAGGATCAGCTCTTTCATCTTCGCCTAACTGTTCTAAGATTGGGGGAACGGGGAGTTCTAATGGCGGAACCGGAAGTGTTAAGGGAGCCGGAGGAGGAGGAGGTGGATTGTCAGGGAAGGGAGGCGATGCTTGTTTAGATAACGGAAGCTTTATGGACGGAGGGGAGGGTGGTAAGGGATTAACGTGGGACAAAAACGGGAAATTTTACGGAGGCGGCGGGGGCGGGGGCGGGGGAGGAGGAGTTGGGCGCGGTGGGGATGGAGGACCCGGTGGACAAAGAGGGGGGAGCGGAGGTGACACAGGAAGGTCAGGGGATAATGGTTTAATATCCGCGCCGCCGGTGGAAGGTGGTTCGGTAACTGTAACAAAAATAACAGATAGTTCTTGGGGTTGCGGAGGAGGGGGTGGTGGACAAGGGGGGTCCAAGAAGGGCGGAAAGGGTGCGCCGGGAATATTAATATTATCATTGCAATAAAATCAAATTTACCAGGGAATAAGTGAAAAGAGGAGTGTGGAGTGTGGAGTGTGGAAAGAGGAGTGAAAAAAAGGTTTACAGTATAGTACAGTATGGTGGAGTGTGGAGTGTAGAA